CTTGAGTTTGGTGACCTGGTCCTTCGTAATGAAGAAGGTGCCGATGTATTGATTCTTGGTGGTGATATTCTAGTTGCCAAAGACCTTGAACTATTACATGATCCTATCATGGATGATGGCGCACTCAGGGCACAAAAATTTTATAATTTTGTTGAAAACTGCTGCAAAGAATTCAAGATGGTATTGTTTATCGCAGGTAACCATGAACACTACCATGGCGACTTTGGTGATACTTTGCCTATACTCCGTAAGGTGTTTAGATTCGATAATCTCGTTATCCTAGACAAAGAGAGCCTTCGTATTGATGATGTTATTTTCTTTGGTGGTACATTGTGGACTGATATGAACAAAAACGATCCAATTACTACCAGTACGGTTCAGCATAGAATGAATGATTTTCGTTTAGTGACCAACGAAAAAGTTGGTGAAGGTTGTCGGTTTCTTCCCGAAGATGCTATGAAGGATCATGAGCAGTTTTTGACTAGACTGAAAACTTGTTTGTCATTGAATCCTAATACAAAGTTTGTTGTTGTGGGTCATCATGCACCAACAAAGGAAAGTGTTAAGCCTAAATATGCTAGGGATCATTTAATCAATGGAGCCTATTCAAGTGACCTCACAGAGTTTATTTTGAATAACCGAAACATCAAATTGTGGACGCACGGTCACACCCATGATGAGTTTGATTATATGGTTGGTACTACCCGTGTTGTATGTAATCCTCGTGGTTATGATGGGTATGAAAGCCGTGCGGACGATTTTAAACTGAAATATGTAGAGGTGTAAAATGAAAGTGATGAAGCACGAATGGCATCAGGTAGATTCTCGTTATACGTTTGAGATTACGGAAGATTTTCTCTCTGAAGTCTATCCTGAACATAGTGAAGAAGAAATATCCAAGTTATTCAAAGATATTGAAAATGGTGAAATTTCAATTGAGGATGTTATAGATGATGCTTGGGAGAATGACGTAGAGATCGACTGGGATCATGATTATGATGATTGGTGGACCTCACGAAAAGGTGGGTATGATATTACCTATGATCTAGTTGAAGGAGATGAATAATGAGAAACGAAATACTAAAAGCAAGTATGGTTCACTTTCAAAGCCATATTCAAAAGCACCGTGTGAATGTTGAGGTGATGCTGCGTAATCCTACAGCACTACCAGAACACACAGACCTGATGGATGCTATTGAAAAGGAACTGGCTTATATTGCAGAGTATCAAGATAAACTAGAAGCACTTAAATTGTTTCCTATAGCCAATGACTGAAATAGTTAAAGACTCTCTAGCAATAGATAGGTTTATTCAGCAGTTGAATGAGTACGCCATGCTTCAAAATCAGTTCGGTGAGCATGAACGTGGTGTACTCATAAATAAAGCTGCCAGAATCATTCAGCTATTGACCTATCATTGTATGGCGTATGACATTGGTATTCCTGCTCATCAGATTACTGCCATTGTTAATGAGAAATAACTTAATCTACTTTTTATTTTTTGTATTCTGTTTTCTTTCCATTAGATTTGGTGATGTAGTCGGTTTTCTATTGACAGCATGTGGTCTTTTTGTTATGATCTATTTTATGGAAGATAATTAATTAGGTGAAACAATGAAGGTCTACATTTCCAACTACAGAGACCATTGGTTGTCTCCGTACACTATCTTAGAAAAAGTTTTCTTCTGGCGTGAAATTGAATACGATGAGCCTATCATTGTAAAACTGTCAGATATTCTTTTACCTTTCACTACTGCACTTCAAAAATTTCTAGACATTGTACACCCACATGTTCGTTATGTAAAGATTGACCGTTGGGATACATGGAGCATGGATCATACACTGTCCTTCATTATTCTTCCTATGCTCAAGCAACTAAAAGAAAGTAAACATGGTGCTCCTAGTGTTGATGATGAAGATGTTCCTGAACAATTGAAATCTACCTCTGCACCTCATAAAGAAAATGAATATGATGTTGATGGTAATCACTTTAAACGCTGGGACTATGTTTTAGATGAAATGATTTTTGCATTTGAACACCTCGTTAATGATTCATGGCAAGATGCATATAGTTCAGGTGAAATTGATATGACATGGACACCAGTAGATAAAGAAGGAAATGAAGTAACAAAAGGTGAACATTCATTTTTCCAGATGGGTCATGGTCCTAAACATACCTATAAATGCGACTATGATGGTATTCGTGCAGTAGAGGAAAAAATGCAAAATGGTTTCCGTTTGTTTGGTAAATATTATCGTAGCCTGTGGGATTGATTATGAGTGAAGATATGGTAGCAGTCAGAGAAAAATACTGGTGGGAACACTACCCACTTCATCAAATATGGTGCAATAATGCTTGTCCTCTTGTTCCTCGTTTTGAGTATCGTCCTGGTGATGAATATAATGCGAACAATTGGCATCTACATTGGCTCTTGTTGCACTGTTGGACTATGGAACATTTCGCTATCGGAGTTGATGCCGAGATTGACCCACATAATGGCATTTATGTTGGGGCTATTCTTCCATATCTCAGAGTTATCGTAGGCATTCGTCACACATGGTATTCATGGCAATATAAACTCTGGAAATTATTGCGAAGAAAGCCTGCAATGAAAAATGAAAAAGGAGAGTATAACTAATGCATCAATTAGAGATACAATTCTTCTGGCCTCTTACTGAACAGATACCATTAGAATTAGATTATGATGGTTGTGATACTCGACCGAAGATTACTGCATCAAATCTATCATGCAATACTGGATTTACAGTTGCGGCGACTACTTGGAATGTCAGACCGGTGATTCAGATAGAACCTGATGCTATTACTTTGAGAATGAATAAGCCTGTACCATGGTATCGTAAGATATTATATAAATTATTGGGAATGAATGTGGAGGAAAAATGAGTTTAGTATCTTATGCAGAAAGTGAATTAGATCGTATCGGAATGACCGACGATGGTGACATGAATGGTATGATGCGTAATCATCTATTACATATGGTCAAAGAGTTTGCAGAAGAAGGACATTCTGGATTCTCTGCCAGTTATGCATTACAGTGTCTTGAAAAATTAATGCGATTCAAACCATTATCACCATTGACAGGTGAAGATGATGAATGGATTGAACATAATCATGATATGTATCAAAACAAACGATGCTCATCCGTATTCAAAGAAAGTAAAGATGGTCAAGCATACGATATTGATGGTAAAGTATTTTGGGAATGGTATCGTGATGCAGAAACTGGTGAAGCAGTAAAATCATATTACACAAATAGAGACAGCCGTGTACCTGTAACTTTTCCTTATACTGTACCAGATAAACCTATCTACGAGTATCGTAAGTCTGATTCCGATCCACCATCACCACCTCAGGATGAATGGGGACTGTTATTATAATGAAATACTACACCATATGCTATCCTGACTACAATACTCTAGGTCAAGAATATACACATTGGGAAACACTCTCAGAAGATGATATATTGAATCAATATTGGGATTACTGGTGTGAGAAAATGCAGTCAATCGGCAAAGATCCTGAAGTGATGACATTTGAAAATTGTATTAATGATTGGTGTATTGTGCATTGGGCAGAAAGAAACTATTGGCGTGAAATTAAGGAATGTATAGCATGAATCAACTACATACGCAATTTAAAGTTGTGGAATTCTACGATCAAGAGAAAAACAAAATCTGGAAAGTAGAATTGCAATACAAACAAGACATTAAAGACCATTATGGTAATATAATTAATACTGGTTATTGGACATCTGTACCAAGAGAACGATACACTGCGGCGGAAGCTCTTTCATGATATCCATTATCCATTACATTTCTGCAAAACGAAGATTGGAAGAAGCAGATAAGACTTTTGCCATGTTGGATGGTGATGTTTCACCAATGATGCGGGCACAAAGAGATATGATCAAGTTTGAAATGGAATACTACCGAGAAAAAGTGGAAAACTTAGTCTTTATCTCTTTAGTATTCAGCGGTATTGTGATATCATGTTACTTAGTCTATGAACTGTTTGAAGGAATAGGAATGCTATGAAATATTTGTTATTGATGAAAAAGAATTCGATTCATATTGTTATGATTTTGTTTTTGTTAGTGATGGCTTTTCTTTTGGCTCGTTCAGCAAAAAAAGATTTTGAAGAATTGAAGAATCCTCCAGCATTGAGTGATGTAAAAGGTGTACAAAATCATTTAGTGTGGGATGTATCAGGCAACTGTTACTTTGTTCGTCCACACAATGAATACACCAATTACTTAGTTGCTGTACCAGATTGCAACAAAGTTCGTTAAGGAGAAACTGTGAAAGTAAATTCAAGTTATAAAATGTCCAAAGAAACAAAAAGAATGTTGATGACCGTATCTAAATCACAGCTATCATTCATGAAGAAGATGATGATTGAAGCTGAGATTGCAGAAGCGAAAGCAAAGCAAGCAAAAATTAAAGACAACTCTAAACCTGACCTGGAGGCATGATGGCTACATTTATTGAAGTTGATTCCGTAGAAAAAAACTGTAAAGTTATTATTAATCTTGATGAAGTAATTGAAATTGCTCCACTTGCTGCTGGTGGTTGTGTATTGTTCTTTGCTGACTCTGCTGCTGTCAATGGTAAATCTGCATATGCAGTAAAAGACACTTATGATCAGTTCAAACAATTCGCTATGCAAACAGTAACAGCAGAATCTATTGCTTCTCGTTTCCCATCAAAGAAAGAGAAAATTGAAAAATTGGAGATTCCTAAACTATGACACACTTTGAATTCAGATCAGAACATAACAATGATGAAAATTATCATACTTTTGTTTCATTTGAAGCGGAAACACTTGATGAAGTACTAGCTAATTTCACATTGTTCCTTCGTGGTGCTGGATATTATGTTGATGAAATTACACATGATATGACCAGTGGTATCATGAAACCTTCAACTACTTTGACTACCGAAAACTTGAAAGACACAATGGGCTGGTAAGTTTATAATAGTATGGCTCTTTGAGGAGAAAAAAAATTAACATCTTTTATTTACATAATGATCCTAAAGTGTGTGCTGAGTACCACAATGATAAACATTCCATAAAAATGGTCCTTGAATATGCTCAATTACTTTCTACTGCTCATCGCATTCTTGATGGTACCCAGTACACTCGCCTCACTAAAACTGGTAGAAAACAAACTGCATATGGTCTTCCTGACGACCGTGAATCTATTTTGTATTCTGCTACTCATATCAACCATCCTTCAGCAGTCTGGGTAAGACAGTCTGCTGCAAACTATGTGTGGCTGCAAAATCTACTAGTAGAACTTTGTCTTGAATATACTTTCCGTTACGGTAGACTACACAAAATCCAATCAAGTGGTTTGACTGGCGCTTTGCATAAACTTCCCACAAATATAAACAGAGAAAAACCTTTTACAGAACCTACGCCTGCTATGCCTGATGATGTAAAAGTTTCAGGTGATTCTATCGCCTCTTACAGAAATTATTACATAAATAATAAGACACATCTTGCATCATGGAAAGGCAAGGTCAATTCAAGACCCGTACCTGCATGGTATACTGAAGGCTGTCTCCAAAAAATGGTTGATATTAACCAAAAACTTGGATTGTACGCTTAAAAAAAATTCCTCTCTGTGACAATTCCGTTACATTGAGGATTTTTAATAAGGTACAAAAATGCAAAAGACTTACCGTAGTATCTTCATTTCAGACGTTCACCTTGGAACAAAAGATTGCAAGGCTGAAGCACTCAATAATTTCCTCAAACATAATACATGCGAAACATTATATCTTGTTGGTGATATCATTGACGCATGGAAAATCAAACAAAACAAATGGCGTTGGAAACAAAGTCATACCAATGTTGTCCGCAGAGTTCTAGGACACGCTAAAAGAGGAACCAGAGTAGTTTATGTACTAGGAAATCACGATGAATTTCTACGACCTTATCTTCATTATGGTCTTGGATTTGGAATGGTTGAACTCACTAATCAATGTGAACATGTCGGTGCTGATGGGAAACATTATCTTGTGGTTCATGGTGATTTGTTTGATGGTATCACAAGATTAGCACCATGGTTATCATTTTTAGGAGACAGGGCGTATGACTTCATCTTATCAGTTAATAATAGACTTAATTGGTTCTTACATAGAATTGGTTTTAATTATTGGAGCCTTTCTGGTTTCCTTAAGCACAAGGTAAAGAAAGCAGTAGACTTTATGTTTCAGTTTGAAAAAAACTTAGCAGGTTATTGTAAGAAGAAAGGATATGATGGAGTAATTTGTGGGCATATACATCATGCAGAGATTAAAGAGATTGATGGTGTAACTTATATGAATGATGGTGATTGGGTTGAATCGTTGACTGCACTTGTTGAGCATCATGATGGCCGATGGGAAATAGTAACATGGACACAGGAGAGCGATAATGTGGTTGATGATATTGATAGCGGTTCATATAAACAATCCAAACGACATACCAGGAAAAATTAATTTACAATTTCAGACACAACAACAATGTGAGCAGGTTCTACAGTCTATGACATATTGGTTGAAGTTTGATAGTTTTAAGGTTGAAGGTAAATGTCAGAAAGTATAATCACAATAGTAGTTCCTTGCAAGAATGAGGAAGATTACATTCATCATTTATTGGAACATTTGAAAAAACAAAACATAGGTAACACCAGAGTTATCATTGCTGATGCATCTACAGACAAAACAAGAGAAGTTATAGAAGCCAGCAAAGGTAGCTTGAATGTAGAGATCATTGAAGGTGGTCCTGTATCTACAGCAAAGAACAATGGTGCTAGACTTGTGACAACGCCGTATATACTGTTTATAGATAGTGATGTTAGATTCTTTAATGAATCTGTGATACATGATTGTGTTGATACAATACAAAAAGAAAACTTAGATTTGATTGGGTTGAATATCAAATGCTATGATGGTGACCTTAGAACACAGATAGGTTTCATGATATTCAATGGTATCAATAGTATTCTGAAATATTGGTCACCGTTTGCTGTTGGTGCTTTTATGTTGACTAGAACGGATAAGTTTTGGGAGTATGGCGGGTTTGGAGAAAAGTATGGTACAAGTGAAGATTTCTTTTTATCTAAACAATATGATCCAAAGAAATTTAGAATAGCCAATCATTACTTGGGTCAGGATAGCAGACGATTTAAAAGAATGGGTTATTTTGGTATGACTTACTACCTCATCAAGAACTTCTGGTATCGCAACAACGAACAATATTGGAAGAATATTGACTACTCAAAATACTGGAACTAAATACTAAAAAGCTTGACACTCGTTAAGTAATCATATATAATTAACCTATGTTTTTTTATGGAAGAACAAATGAACAATGAATTGAGCGTACAAAGTCTTTTTCCTTCCAATGTCTATTGGATACACAGACCAGAATATCTTGAGATAGCAAAAGAAGTTTCTTATGCTTATCTTGCCAAAACTAAAAAACAAAAGACAGAATGTAATCCTGTGTATCCTGTACACATGACAGAGTACATGGATGATCCTAGAATCTATCCAATGATTGAGTATATCACTGGTACAGGATATAATATTCTAGAATCACAAGGGTTCAATATGGAAGGTTGGACTGTTGTATGTAAAGAATTCTGGTGTCAAGAACATGAGAAGTATTCTGGACATGATGAGCATGTGCATGGCTTTGGTCATCAATTGACAGGTTTATATTTTATAGATGTGCCAGAAAACTCTTGTCAGTTTGTTGTACATGACCCACGACCAGCAAAGCGTCAAATCAACATGTATCCAAAAGATATGAATGAATTGACCTATGCTAATATCGCTACCTATTTCAAACCTACACCAGGAATGATGTTTTTCACCAACTCATGGTTACCTCATGGGTTTACTAGAAATGCAAATGACAATCCATTTACTTTTATCCACTTCAATCTAGGCGTAGGAAGAATTCAAAACTATTGCCCGCCACCTGAGCCAATCATCATATGAATAAATATAAGATACGATTCAATCACACAAGAGGAAATCCAGGCAGAGGTACTGCTGACCATGTTTGGAGAGTGTTTGAAAACGATAGAGAATATCTTTTCAAAAATGTGACAATCAATGTGCCTTGTAAAGGTGAGACTGAAGAAGATGGTCAACACTGGAACATTGTTTGTCATGGACATCTCGAAATAGATAGAGTGACCTCTACTGCAATCATTAATGATAAACCCGCTGATATGACAATATGCCAACTTACGAATTCTTGAACAAAGAAACCAATGAACTTGAAGAACATATGATGAAAATATCTGAGTATGATAACTTCAAAGCAAACAATCCCCACCTAGAAAGATATATTGCAGACACACCTATACTAGGTGATGGTATGCGTATGTCAGTACCAGGTATTGGTCAACCTGATGCACGATTTGAAAGAGAGATTATAGGTCGCATCAAAGAGAGAGTTCCCCACAACACTGTAAAAGCAGGACATAAAACTAAAATGCCTCGTGAATGGTAAAGGAGAAAAAATTGGCACCAAGAAAAAGAACAGCCTCAGCAGAAGCCAAAGCACAACACTTTTCACTTAAAAGAGTTAGACCATTAACAGAGAATCAGGAGAAAACATTTGCAGCATATGAAGCAGGTAATCATTTAGTTTTATCGGGATCAGCAGGATCAGGTAAGTCTTTTCTTGCAATGTATCTTGGATTAAGAGATTTGTTAGAAGATGGATCACACTATAAAAAAATAGTCATTATTCGTTCAGCGGTACCATCAAGAGACTTAGGATTTGTACCAGGCACACTGGAAGAAAAAGCAAAGATATATCAAGAGCCGTATCAGAATATTGTCAATGAACTGATAGGTCGTGGAGATGCATGGCATTTCTTGTTACATAAAGAAATTATTGAGTTTCAGACCACTAGCTTTCTGCGTGGATTGACATTTAGTGACTGTATTATTGTATTTGATGAGTTTCAATCAGCGACTTTTCATGAGATTGATACTGTCTTAACTCGTATTGGTGAAAACTGTAGATTTATGTTATGTGGAGATTACAACCAGAACGATCTGAACAACAAGAAAGAGAAGTCTGGTTTGACTGATGCTGTAACTATACTAAATAACATCAAAGATGTACACCATATTAAATTTGGGTTGGAAGATATTGTCCGAAGCGGATTCGTCAGGGAATATCTCACTCAAAAGGAAAAATTAGGACTATAAAGGACACAAAATGGCAGTTTCTTCAAATGGAACAACTCTAATCTTCAACGACGGAAGCACACAGCAATTTGGGTTTACTGGAGCTGTTGCTGCTGCTAATATCACTGGAACTATTACGGCACCACAGATTGCTCCTGGAGTGATTCCTGCTGGTGGATTTTTTAATATGCAGGTGTTTACTTCACCGGGAACATTTACAACACCACCAACGACCACTAAGATCAAGGTTACTGTAGTAGGTGGAGGTGCTTCTGGTGGTCAGGCGGTAGGTGGATCAGTTCCGACGCCGTGTGGCCCCGTACCAGTCTCTAGCGGAGGTGCCGGTGGTGGCGGTGGAGGAGCAGCAATTAGAGTTACTCCTGTTTCTGCTGCAACACCATATCCTGTTACTGTTGGTGCTGGAGGGCCAACTTCATCACCACAATCAGGTACAGGAGGAACGTCATCATTTGGTTCTTTTGCAAGTGCGACTGGAGGTGCTATTGGCAGCCCCACCTGCGGCGGCATAGGAGGTATAGGCAGTGTTCCTGGTGCTACGACCTGTGGATTTATAATTGGTGGAGGTGCAGGTCAAAGTTCAAGTACAAATGTACCCGGAGGATCAGGTGGTTCTTCCCTCCTTGGTGGAGGAGGTATTCATACCAACTCAGGCCGAGTATATGGTGGTGGTGGTGGTGGTCAAGGTGCTGGAGGACCAGGGGCTACTAGACCAGCTGGTGGCGCAGGCATCGTTATCGTAGAATACTAATCAACCATAATTATTTTTTATTTTTATTGAAAGGTGAAATAATATGAGTGCCCGTGAGTATTTCAACAGTAAAGGTGTATTATATTTTCAAAATCTAGTACCCCTTGAAGTATCTAAATTCGTAACCCACCTACTTGCCGTCAAAGGTGCAATGGGAGTAGGTGGCGATCCACAAATACCAAATTCAAAAGCAGCAGGACATGGTGAGATGGCAACTGAAACCATCCTAGAAATGGTATGGCCAAAGCTTGAAAATGCACTAGAAGAAGAACTCATTCCTACCTATTCATATTCTCGTTTATATGGCAATGGTGATGAGTTAAAGATACATTCTGATAGACCTTCATGTGAGATATCTGTTACAATACAGCTAGGTCGTTCCCATCATTATTCATGGCCTATATACATGGCAGGTCATCGTTATGATTTAGCAGAAGGTGATGGTGTTGTATACAAAGGATGTGATCTATTACACTGGAGAAAACCATGTGATGGACCTAATGATTACTATTCTGGACAAGTATTCTGTCACTTTGTTCGTGCAAATGGACCATATCCAGAGTTTGCTGGAGATAAAAGATGGGATGGACAACACCCATTTGTAAGAAATCGTATGATTGATATGTATAGAAAGTGAGATAAAAATGTTACATAATTTGGTATATCCTATTGCGCCCTTCAATGCACCAGGAAAAGATGATGTTTGTTATTGGGAAGGTTTTCTCTCTGATGATGATATCAATTATATCCTCTCTCGTCCCGAATGGCATGATCAAAAGGCTGCACAAGTAGGATATGGCGGAGAAGGTCAAGTCAATCAAGAAAAACGAAGAACAAACATTGGTTGGATGGGTGTTGATAAAAACAATCATCACATCTGGGAAAAGATGACGAATGCGATTTGGTCAGCCAATCGCCAGTTTTTTCAGTTTGATTTGACTGGTTGTTATGAACTAGCACAACTTGGTTCATATACACAATATGATCAAGGACATTATGATTGGCACACAGATACAAGTCTAGCTGGTAGCGATACACCTTTTCGAAAATTATCAATGTGTCTTATGCTCAGTGATACTTCAGAATTTGAAGGCGGAGAATTACAAGTCAAATATGGTTCTGATGACATTAGAACCGTAGAACAGAAAAGAGGTCGTGCATGGTTCTTCCCATCATGGACATTACATCGTGTTACACCAGTCACTAGAGGCATTCGCCGTTCGTTAGTGTTGTGGGTTGGTGGTCCTGGATTTAAATAATGTTTAACTATTGCCCACCTAAAGAACTACAAGACCTACAATCAGAAACTTTTCCTGACGGTAAAAGATACTATAAGTTGCCTGATGGTACTAAGCTACCATCAGTAACTACTGTTGTTGGTGCCAAAAAGAAAAAAGCTATTATGGAATGGAGAGCCAGAGTTGGTGAAGAAGAAGCCAATCGTATCTCCAAACAAGCTACTTCCCGTGGCACTAATGTACATACTATCTGTGAGAACTATCTAAATAATAAACAGGATTACATGAAAGGTGTGATGCCTGATGCTGTTGAGTTTTTTCTCTCAATAAAACCCTATCTGAACAAGATAAACAACATTCATTATCAAGAGCAAGCGTTGTGGTCTAAAGCAGTAGGTATGGCTGGTAGAGTAGATTGTATTGCAGAGTATGATGGTAAACTCTCTGTAATTGATTTTAAGACCTCTGCAAGACCAAAGAAAAGAGATGACGTACTAGACTATTTTTGGCAAACTACAGCATATGCTTTAATGTATGAAGAACTGATTGGTACTCCTATAGATAATCTTGTGATTATCATTGCAGTCAAAGATTCTTCACCTATCATTTTTCAAGAGAAAACATCCGATCATTTGAATGGTTTGGTTGACGTTATCAAGTATTATAACCAAAATAAATCTTGACAATTACAAATTAACGTGTTACAATCTAAGGAGATAAACATGGGCATTCTGCTCTTTGCTGTCATATTGTTTGGTAACGCTGCTGTCTTTGGTGTAGTAGATAGGAGCATCAATGTCAGATACGCATAAAAAAACATTACTGGATAAATTCGAAAGAGCATTTGATAATGTACTAAGAGTTGCTTGGTTGATGTTTACGATAGTCATCATCATAAATAATTGGCCATTCAAGTAACTAAAATTGTTGTATATCCTTCAAAGTGAAGGCATTCTGGACGTGGGTTCGACTCCCACCTGGTCCACCAGAAGTGTTGTTTAGGGTGATATGTAAGAGTTTAACAAGACTCTGAGGATTGGAATTCCCGACCTGTGAACAGCAGGACACTTCTGATGGGCCAGACATGGTTTCGACAGGGTGAGCTAACGGAGACGGCAACACGGTAGGCGATGACCGTAAATCAAGCAAAACTAGTAACTGCAAACGATGAAAGTTACGCTCTAGCCGCTTGAGGCTAGATGAGGTTTTACCAGTTGTCCTTATTACTCAATCAACTGGCTTACTATTAACATCACAAATTATTATGGTACCATATAAATTTTTAGATATAGAAAATCATCTTGACATTACAAAACAACTTGAGCATTTGATGCTCAATGAATTGTACTTAAATATTCTTCCTAATAATGATGTTCTTTTCACTTTTCATCCGACACGACCAGGTCAAAGAAAGTATGATGTGTTAGAACATGGTTTACTTTGGAATTATTTGAATTATGAAGAAGTTTTTGAAAGATGTCCTGATCTAAAAGCAGCATTAGATAAGTTAGGTGTTGAAGTAATTTCATGCTCAGTACTCGTTATAACAGCAGGAGATGGTTCTGGTTTTCGTCTAGGACTTCATTCTGATGCATCGATAAGTGAAATAGATTATAGAATTAATTGGCCAATATATCAGTGTTTACCTGGTACAACTACAACAATGTACAAGATGAAACCTGATGCTGTTAATCTTTTGACTACTGGAGAAACCCCATACAAACCACCAAGCCAAGATGTTGTTTCGAAGAATGAAACTGGTATCTATAGAATGTGTGATGTAGAATCTGAAATTACCTCTTTTGTATTTGATCGCCCTCTATTGTTTAAATATAATATTCCACACCGAGTCTATGATACTGAGCCTGGTGTTCCATATCCAAGAATTTTACTTTCACTAGATTTCAATGACTGTGATATGGTGAGAGAACTGTATAAAACCAATTAATATTGGTATTCATTTTATCAGTAGACAATTATCATGATTTTCTCTACTTGACAAAATACATCCAGTCAATATATACTTCAAGTTACAGCACGTTGCTGTAATTTTTTAAGGAGACTACTATGACTTGGATGACACCACAAGCAACTGATATGCGTTTTGGGTTTGAAATCACTCTTTATATCGCTAATCGTTAATAATTAGGAGAAACAATGAACGTCAAAGGAACTAAAACTGAATTGAATTTGAAAGAAGCATTTGCAGGTGAATCACAAGCAAATCGTCGTTATCTTTATTTTGCAAACATGGCCGATATTGAAGGCTCACCAGAAGTTGCTGCGGTATTCCGTCACACAGCAGAAGGTGAAACCGGACATGCACACGGTCATATGGAGTATCTGTTAAATGGTTCCGCTGGCGATCCTGCAACAGGAATGCAGGTTAACAGTATTGCAGAGGCTCTTGAATCTGCTATCGAAGGTGAAACACACGAATATACCGATATGTATCCAGGTATGGCTAAGACAGCCCGTGAAGAAGGCTTTGATGAAATTGCAGACTGGTTTGAAACACTTGCAAAAGCAGAACGCTCACATGCGGGAAAGTTCAAGAAAACACTAGATGCATATAAAGCAGACCAAAGCTAAATAGTATTATACACTGGGTTTGGTGGCATCACCCAGAAGAAATTCTAAAAAACCACCACAACACACAACACACAATAAGGAGAAGTATTATGAGTAATCTTACACCGTTCGAGATTCGCCTTGAACTTTTAAAAATGGCGAAAGACCTTTTATTGGAAGAATATCATTCTAATAAAGATCGCCTTCAACAAGAATGGCATGTAAAGGTAGAGTCTGCTAAACTAAACGGACAACCAATACCTGAACATCCAGCCTTTCCAATATATCCCACAGAAAACGACATTGTTAACAAGGCACAGTCCTTGAACGGATTCGTTTCAAACATCACACCAGAAAAGACTAGCAAAAAGTCTACCTGATCGGGACCGGGTGTGCTTCGGCACACCTCTAACTATTAAGGAGAAGTAATGCTTAGAGATAAAGCCACAACCATATTCAGCGTAATCAGTTTATTGATTGTTGCTGCCCTATTATCCGTTTCTGTAATTGCACAAACAATGCCTCAACAGGTTGCAGAAGAAGTTATTACAGAAACAAAAGAAGTTATGGCTAAAGACGTTGAATGCCTTGCCAATAACATTTACTATGAAGCTGGCAGAGAATCTTTTGAAGGAAAACTTGCTGTAGCACAAGTTACCATCAACAGAACAAAATCGCACAAATATCCAAGCACTATCTGTGGTGTCGTTTACCAAAAAGATAAAATCAACGGAAAAATATTGTGCCAGTTCAGTTGGGTGTGTGAAAAGGTTCACACAAATAAAAACCAATATCTATGGGAAGAAGCACGATACATTGCCAGAAAAGCATTGACAGAACCCATTGCTCATGCTAAAATAGCAGCACATAACGTAATGTATTTTCATGGTGCCTACATCAATCCTGGATGGAAAAAGAGTGGTGTAGTAATGCGAATTGGTAATCATATTTTTTATACTAGAACATAATGCCAACAAGAGAAGAAATAAAAACATTTAGTTTGATGGTTGAAACTATGGCAGTAGAAATGAACTGTGATCTTTTGGATGCAATTCTTCATCACTGTGAACAAACAGGGTTAGAAGTGGAGGTTGCATCCACTCTTGTATCATCAGCACTCAAATCAAAAATCAGAGAACAAGCCGAGAGAAACAATCAACTCAAGAAAATAAACAGACTACCTTTATGAGTGAAAATGGTGGATACGCCGTTTATATGATGTATCAGTCTTTAAGATTGCATTTTATATCTGACAGTTACGATTACTTCAAATATAACGGCAAAACGAACAGTACCAAAGAATCTTTTCTCACACATAAAAACAAATATTCTTTCTACAAATTATCCAGAAAATATTCTTTGGAAGATTGCAAAGACTTTTTGGTATCTAACTTTGTTCGCCAAGATTTTCATTGGGTTGGTGAACTATTAACACCAGAAGCAGAAGAAAATTATACAAGTTGGCAGAAAACAAAACAGTCCTTGACATATACCTTCGAAAATGATATAAGTTACTTGTTTGATCATCACAAAGATTTCATATCAGTTAAATCTGGATCACCAAAACTATATGATGAATTGCTCAGACATAAAGTAACTTTGGAAACTGTTGTGATATTGAATGACATGATGAACTTTTTACCAATGTGGGAGAAGAAAATTGATGATGATATAATATGGCCAACTTGGAAAAGAAAGATAAAGAAGTATACACCTTTTGTTGTTTATGATAAAATAAAGTTTCGTGACATTGTGAGAAAATATCTATGAAAACATTATATTTGGATATGGATGGGGTCTTAGCTAACTTCGAAAAACGATTTGAAGAATTGTTTAACAAGACTCCGGGTGAATCAAGAGATCAAAAAGAATTCACTAATGATTGGCCAACTTTCATTGAAGGTGGTAACTTTGCTACATTAGAATGGTGGCCAGGTGGACAAGAATTATTAGAGTTTGTTGATTCTATTCCTAACATCAATATTGAAATTCTCAGTTCAAGTGGTGGCGCAAAGTATCATAAAGAAGTTACAGAGCAAAAACAGAAGTGGTTGAAAGACCATGGCATTACATATAAGCAAAATATTATTGCAGGCAGTAGATTGAAAGCAAATTATGCAAGAGGTTCAGATACCATTCTTGTAGATGATACCGATTATGTTATTCAAGGTTTCATCGATAAAGGTGGTATCGGTATACTACATAGAGATTTAGGCAATACTAAGCAACTCATCTTAGATGCTCTTGCAGTATGACTAAATACTATGATATAATGAGATGTATGTGGACAAGTCGTTTATACTACGTTTATACTAGGAGATAATATGGATTTTTCAAAACTCAAAAAGAGTTCGTCTAACCTTGACAAACTCACCAAAGCACTAGAAGCAGTCAACACTTCTTCCGATTCAAATTCCGACGACGATCATTACTGGAAACCTGAACTAGATAAGTCTGGTAATGGCTATGCAGTCATTCGTTTTCTTCCAGAACCACCACAAGATGAAGATGGACTCCCATGGGTCAAAATGTTCCGTCATGGCTTTCAAGGTCCTGGTGGTTGGCTAATTGATGACTGCCGTACTACACTCAATGAAAAGTGTCCTGTTTGTGAACACAATACACAATTGTGGAACTCAGGTATTGAAGCAAACAAAAAGATTGCCCGTGATCAAAAGCGTAAGCTGACTTATGTTTCAAACATCTATATTGTAGATGATCCTAAGCATCCCGAAAACAATGGTAAAGTTTTCTTATTCAAATATGGCAAGAGCATCTTTGATAAAATCAATGGCGCTATGCATCCTGAGTTTGAAGATGAGAAGCCAATGAACCCATTTGATTTGTGGAAAGGTGCTAACTTCAAAGTTAAGATTCGTAAAGTTGATGGTTATCAGAACTACGACAAATGCGAATTTGATTCACCCGCTGCATTACTTGATGATGACGATGCACTTGAAAAAGTATGGAAGCAAGAATACTCTCTCAAAGAGTTGATTGATCCTAGCAAGTTTAAATCATATGATGCTATCAAAGCACGATTGGATAAAGTTCTAGGTCTTGCAGGAACTACTGCACCAAGAACTACAATTGAAGATAGTTCTCATATGTTTGAAACTGAAGTTGATGAGAAGCCTGCTGCAAAGAAAGCTCCAGTGAAAGCACCTTCAATCGATGAAGATGAAGATGATGATATGAACTACTTTGCAAAGCTGGCAGCAGAAGATTAAACAGACTAGACGGTCTTGTTTAGCCCCGCCTAGTGCGGGGTTTTTACATTACAGAGGATCTACGTTGAAGTTTGTTTATGATATTTTCAAGTGCATCATTACGAATAGGTGCAGCACCAGTTACAGTACCAGCATCTGGCGCACCTAGGTTTATTCCATTTGTTGAACTCTTATTGAATATCATAGGTGCTGATTGCATAGAATACGCACTCTCTGATTCCAACTCCATATTTTGATCAGTAGCAGTTGCAACAGGAGGTGTAGCAGGTAATGAAGGTGCTGGTGTTGCTGACATTGATGTTGATGCAGAAGATTCAGAAGCAGTAGCCAAGGCACCCGCAGGAGCAGAAGGTGATGAGGATGAAGGTGTTGCTGTCGCTGGTGCAGATGCCGATGCTGAAGAACCTGTAGGAGGTGATACTTTTTGAGCAGTTCCTTTCTTTTGAGTTGCGGTTGCTTTTTTTCTTTTTGCTTCAAGCTCAACATCTGCTTCTTGACTAACCTCTTTGACTAATTCATCTGGTGCCTTTTCTCCAGATTTTTTTTCAAATGTATATGTTCCACTAAAAAAGCTTTTATCTCTTACAGGATAACCTTTTGCCGCCATTTTTTTCCAAACAAGGTCTTGCTTTTTTTTCACAAAGGCATCTCTTTTTTCTGCGGCCATTTGAGCTTCGTCGGATACTGCTGTACCACCAAACTCATCATATGTTTCTTGTATAGGTGTTGCCGGTGGAGCTTTCAATACTTCTTTCTGTGCATCAACCGCTGCTTGGCCACCTTTGTCTTTGAGTTTTTTATTCTCCCAATCACCTATTGCTTCAGCAACAAGTTTAGACAAATAAGCTACTATTGTACCAGCAGCTATAGCAAGGCCTAGAGGACTTGCCATAAAGGTACCAAGAAAACGAAGTGCGCCAATACCCAAGTCAAGTAAAACTTTAAATACTCCCATCAATCCTTTCCCTAACATTGCAATTAATGGAGCTACCGCTGCAAATAACCAAAGTAATCCGCTTTTCAATTGACCAAACAGCCCTTTGACTAAATCTAATAATCCTCCACCTTCTTTTACTGGTGTTGCTTTTCCTTTTCCTTTACCACGAATTGCCACCAACAATTCTTTGTGTCGGCGCTCATCTTCCATTTCTCTTTCTTCTTTGAAGTTTTCGTTAACTTCTTTTCTCTTGTTTTCTTCTTCGATTTGTTTTTTAATCAAAGCATACAGCTTGGCATATATGTCTGCCATACTTTCATTCTGTCTTACTGGTTGTAATGAACGAGGACTTCTAGCAAAAAATGGATCATATGCTGCATCTCGACCTGCACCTTTTCTTGCAAAGTATTGAATATCTTCTGCACTTCTACCCATCATTCTACCAAGAATTGCAGTACCTAGTTTTGTTCTACCTACAAGCATACTTGCAATATTCAAAGGATCAAAAGCTTCTTTGATTCTTGTTCCTCTTGCTTTAATTTTTTGGGATATTGCTTTACCAACAGAACCAAATCCTTCTCCTTCAGCAATGTTTCTTGCTATTAAATTCGTAAGGGAGATTTGACCAGTTCTTCTGGCTTCTCTATAGTCTTGTATTGTCGCCATTACGTTGCTGCTCCTCGTGCAAATGTTGATGCGTCTGATCTAGGTACTGTCATGGTTTTTGAATTATCTGCTGAGGCCACTATGTTATTAGTTTGATTTACCATTATAGGTCCTCCTGCTGCGGCCACTTGTTTTTTCAAATCTTTTCCTTCTGTGGATGCTTCTGCAAGTCTTTTTCCGGTATTTAATTGTTGTCCAACTTGTTCAGTTTTTGCTTCTGCTAAATTTAATCCACCTTTCTTAACCAGTCTTGCTTCCAATGTTTTTTCAAACTCCATAACTTTCATTTTTTCTAATTCTGGATTGACTCCTATAGGTAACTTATTTCTTCTCATTACTTCAGCAACAGATACGTTTTCTCCTTTCAATGCAGCTTCATGAACGTATTTTGCTGCTTTTGCTCCAACATAATGAGCCATATACAAATAACCTGGAGTTATAGGAACACCATATTTTTTTAAGATATTAACATTACCACTGATTAACAATTCTTGTAATTTATCTTGTGTATCTTTATTGAACATGGTATCCATAGGCAATCCTAATTGTTTTACTAGACCTATAGATTTTTTACTACCAAACAAAACGGTAGGCATAAATTGATATGTTCCCGCAGCCCCACTACCTGGAAGTATTCTATCTCTTTCTGCTTGAAATTTTTTTACTTCTTCTAATGTAAATTCTGTAAGTTTTTTTCTTTTTCCTAAATATTTTTCTGAAAATTCTTCAGCAGTTGGAACAGATTCTCCAGTTTTAGTTTTTTTAGAAGGTATTGTATTTTTAATTTTTCCTTCTTTTGTTACAACATCACCAAAAGCAACATCATAACCACCACCATGACCAGCTTCAGCTTTACCAATTGCTTGCGAGATTGCAGCTAATGCAGAAGGAGCGGCTAGTGCAAGACCAGCACCAACACCAATTCTTGTTGCTGTAGATGCTCCGCCGGCTGGTGCTGCCGATGCTGGAGGAGCAGCTGGTGGTCCTTTAGGTGCTGCTGGAGCTGCTGACGGTCCTTTAGGGGCTGCTGGAGTTGCTGACGGTCCTTTAGGTGCACCGGCTGCTGGTTGTCTTTTAGGTACACCGGCGGCCGCAGCTGGTGGTTGTGTTTCTGGTTTAGGGGTAGCAGGTTGCTTCGGCATATCTTTTTTAATTCGGTCTTCCTGCTTTTTTAAATCTTTTGATTCTTTTTTCAAACCTTTTGGTTCAGCAGTAAGAGCAGCGATTAACTCTTTGTTTCTTTTATCACGAACTGCTTCCATTGATTTCTCAGAATTCTTTTTTATTTTTTCTTCTTTATTTTCTTTATCAAAAGAAGATTTAAACAAAGCAAACAGTTTTGCTGAAATGTTAGTAACAGAATCACCTTTCTGCACAGGTGTTTCTGATGTTATTGATTTGGTAACAAATCTAGGATCCTTTTTGTTCTTCAATCCTTTCTTCATACCATCAGACGAACCAGCATAGTTGTCCGCAGCACCTGGTTTTCTTTTACCAAACATTCCCGAAGCCAAATTAAAAGGATTGAATCTATTCATCAATCCTCCAGCATTGTTCTGCATTGTTTCTGATGGTTCTGGTCTGTTAGAATTTGTTCCTAACAGACTTCCTAATATACTCATCTACTTGTTCTCTGTGATTGTTTTTGTTTTATTTTTTCATTTTCTTCTTCCAAATAACGAATCAACATATTGACATAAACATCTCTTTCCCATGGCAGCATATTCTCAATTTCTGCAAGACTATATTTGTGATGTTGTATTAAAGCAAAGTTGGTCTTGTAGTAGTTCTGCAATGTATCATGACGAAAACTTACACGAAAAAATTGTTGAGTCCTTCAATCTCTAGTTTATGTTCGTAACCACATTTGTTACATGTAAAATCAACAGTCTTTTCTAGCTTTGGTAAGTTATTGAAAAATTCTTCTAATCTACTGAATTGCTGTTGGTTCAATGAATCAACAAATTCTTGTAACTCTTTTGGGTCTGCTTCTTTTGCATAATAGAACTGTT